CATGACACTCGACCGCGAACGCTCAATGGCAGCTATTGAGAAGAGCCGCATGGACATGGTTGCGGATGCTGCCGCCGCCAGAGCGGCCATTCGGTTTGACACAGCTCAGATGATCTCCGCTCTCGATAAACGCATCACTCTCCTTGAAAGGGGCAAATAAATGGATCTCCTTGCTAAATTTGGCCCCTTGCTCGGTCAGGTGGCCCCCACCATCGCCACGGCGTTGGGAGGCCCGCTGGCTGGCGTCGCCGTCAAAACGCTATCCAACGCCCTCTTCGGCCACGAAGACGCCACAGAGGCGCAGATCTCCGACGCCATGGCTTCGGCAACGCCCGACCAGCTCGCCGCCATCAAGAAGATCGACGCCGACTTCAAGGTGCAGATGAAGTCTCTGGACATCGACCTTGAGCGCATCGCTGCCGGGGATCGAGATAGCGCCAGGCAGATGCAGCGCGACACCAAAGACTCGACGCCGAAGATTCTGGCCTACTTCATCACCTTTGGGTTCTTCGGAGCGCTCGTCTGGATCCTTGTCTTCGGGATCCCGAAGACGGGGACCGAGGTCATCCTGATGATGTTGGGCTCCCTCAGCACCTCGTGGACAGGCGTCGTGCAATTCTACTATGGTTCTTCTGCTGGCTCCAAAGCCAAAACTGACGCCCTCGCCGCAAAGGACAAGTGACATGAAAGAGAACTGGGATGCCTGTTTCGCCATGGTCATTAAGCACGAAGGCGGATTCGTTGACCACCCGCGCGACCCTGGCGGCATGACGAACTTGGGGGTCACCCGCTCGGCGTGGCAGGGCTACCTGAACCGTGACGTCACCGAGGCCGAGATGCGCGCCCTTACCCCCGAGGTCGTTAAGCCCTTCTACAAGTCCCTGTACTGGGATCGCATTAAGGCCGACAGCCTGCCCTCTGGCGTTGATTATGCGGCCTATGATCTTGCCGTAAACAGCGGCCCTCATAGGGCGGCCCAGTACCTCCAGCAGATTGCTGGCGTGACTGTTGACGGCATGATCGGCCCCAAGTCCCTTGAGGCGATCAAGGCTTGTGACGCCAAAGAAACCGCCGACACCATTTGCGACATGCGTTTGGACTTCCTGAAGAAACTTTCTACATTTGGCACCTTCGGCAGGGGCTGGACCGACCGGGTTGGCAAGGTTAAGGCCAAGGCCATCAGTATGGCGGATAAGGCCTGAAAGTGTTAGGATAGGCCATGGCCACGACGACGACGTTCACCACCCTCAAAGAAGACATCCGGCGCTATCTTGAGCGTGGCTTCACGCTTGCGTCGGATCAGCTTGTCTATGAGCAGATCCCGAGGCTGATCAATCTTGCCGAGCGTCGGATCGCCCGTGAGCTCAAGGTCGAGGGCCTCATCAACGTCCTGACTGGAACCATGCAGCCTGGCCTTGCTGTGTATCCCAAGCCCGACCGCTGGCGCTCGACGGTGTCCTTCAACTTTGGCACAGGTGACCAGAACAGCGAATACAACCAGCTTTTTCCTCGGTCCTATGAATATGTGCGGTCCTACTGGCCGAACCGTGATGAGACAGATGTCCCGCTGTTCTATGCCGAGTATGACTACAGCAACTGGATCGTGGCGCCGACACCTGACCAGGCTTATCCCTTTGAGGTCTTGGTCTACCAGCTTCTGCCCCTTCTCGACGATACAAACCAAACCAATTGGCTCACCGACTACGCCCCGCAGGTGCTGCTCTATGCGTCCCTGCTTGAGGCCACGCCATTCCTAAAGAACGACGAGCGAATCCCCGTCTGGCAACAGATGTATGATCGCTCGGCCCAGGCTCTCAATGGCGAAGACCTCTCCAAGATCCTTGATCGTTCCGCCCGCCGGACGGAGGTATAAATGACCAGCACCTACACTGAAGTCTTCGGCGGTACGAACATCTACCCCTCTGATGTCTCATATTTAGCCTTTAGCCTAACTACCTCTGACGTCACGCTGGCATGGCCGGTTGAGACCAACGCGCCCAACACTGCCGCCGATTACCCTACTGCTCGCATCATGGATGTGAACTGCACTGGGTCTTCTCGCAAGGTCTATATGCCCGCCGCTGATCAGGCCAGCGTTGGCGAGTGCGCTCTTTTCAACAACATCGGCAGCACATCTTTTACGGTTGTTAAGAGCACCGGGGTCATCATTTGCACGGTAGCGCCCGGCACCCTTTGGCAGGTCTATATGACCTCCAACACCACCGCCGCTGGCGTATGGGTGGCTTATCAATTTGGGTCTGCCACCTCTACAGCCAACGCCGCCGCTCTGGCTGGCTTTGGCCTGAAGGCGATCACGACCACGCTCAACCAGGCGATCACGGTCCTTCAGCTTAACTCCAGCTACACGGCTGGCGTCGGCGACCGCGCTCACATGATTAACTGGACCGGGACCACCGGAACCCTGTCGCTGACTGGCGCCTCGACGCTCGGTGACGACTGGTTCATTTATGTCAGGAACAACGGCAGCAGCGCCCTCACGGTAGACCCCAGCAGCACCGAGACCATCAACTCCGCATCAACGCTGGTGATGAACCCCGGCGACTCCGCGATGATCATCTGCGACGGATCCGCCTTCTACACGGTGGGCCTTGGCAAATCTTCCGTTTTTACGTTCGATTACACCCAAATCAACGTGGCAGGGACGGGCAACTACACCCTCTCGGGCTTTGAGCTGAACCGGATCGCCTATGATCTGATCGGCGTTCTCACCGGCAACCGAAATGTGATCGTGCCCGCCACGGTGCAGCAGTACTGGATCAACAACAATACGACTGGCGCCTTTACCCTGACGGTGAAGACATCGGCTGGAACAGGCGTTTCTGTGCCCCAGGGCGGCGCCGCCATCCTCTATTGCAACGGCACCAACGTCGTTAACGCTCAGACCCTGAACGTGGCGCTTCCTGTTCCTGTCGCCAGCGGCGGCACGGGAGCCACGACAGCAGGTGGCGCCCTTGTCAATCTCGGTGGCACTTCGGTCGGCATATCTGTCTTCACGGCGGCCAATGCATCGGCTGGCAGAACGGCCCTCGGTGGCACGACAGTGGGGTCCAATGTCTTCACCGCAGCCACTCAGGCTGACGCTCGAACGGCCATCGGCGCCATCTCCTCGGCTGACGCTACCTCCATCGCTATCCAGTACGCAGTGGCGCTCGGCTAATGGCTCCTCAACCCTACACCATCAAGTCCCTGCCCGGCATCAAGCGCGACGGAACGCGCCTTGAGAATGGCTTCTACGTCGATGGTCAGTGGTGCAGGTTTCAGCGTGGCCTCCCCCGCAAGATGGGTGGCTATCGCTCGGTGTCATCTGAGGTCCCCGAGATCTCTCGTGGCCTGAACTCATACAATGACAACGCCCACGTCTATTTGGTGTCGGGCAGTCAGAGCTACATTACGCAATTTTTCCTCAACAACAATGGCGTCGTCGTCGGCCAAAATAACCGCACGCCATCGGCCTTCGCCGCCAATTCAACATACCTCTGGACCTTTGACAGCCAGTTTGACTCGGTCGGCGTGACGCCGGGCGCGTACCTTCTGGCGCACCCTGGCAAGAACCTGGCCGCCATCGACTCAGATGTCACATCTAGCCTGTATTGGGGCCTTGCTACAGACACGACAATCTTGACAGCCAACACGGCGCCTGCGGTATCTGGTGGGGTCGTCAGTTTGTACCCCTACACCTTCGTCTTCGGCTCCAACGGTTATGTTGCCTGGTCTGTCGCCAACAACCCAAACGACTGGGTCAGCACTGGGTCTGGTGACGCATATGTTACCGGCCAGAAGATTGTGGCTGCGCTACCCCTGCGAGCGGGCCCAGGCAATGCGCCTGCTGGCTTGTTTTGGTCTCTGGACAGCCTGATTCGCTGCACCTTCGTGGGCGGCGATCCCGTGTTTCAGTTCGACACCCTGACGTCGCAGAGCTCAATTCTGTCCTCCCAATCGCCGATTGAATACGACGGCATCTTCTACTGGGTTGGCGTTGACCGCTTCCTGATGTTCAACGGTGTCGTGCGCGAAATCCCAAACCAGCTCAATCAGAACTGGTTCTTTGATAATCTCAACTATGAACAGCGCCAGAAAGTTTTTGCTTACAAGGTTCCGCGCTTTGGCGAGATCTGGTGGTGCTATCCTCGGGGTGAGGCCACGGAATGCACCCACGCCGTCATCTACAATGTGCGCGAAAACACATGGTATGACACACAATTGCCCGGATCTGGCCGCTCTTGCGGCGAGTTTGTGACCGTCTACGAATACCCGTTCATGACCGGCGTTGATCCCGATCCTGACAGCGGCCTCTACAAACTCTGGCAGAACGAGTTTGGCTATGACGAGCTCAATGGAACGCAGATCAATTCAATCCCGTCCTACTTCCAGACTGCTGACATTTCGTTCGTGGCGGATCCTAACCAGCCCCGCAACAGGTCGATGCGCTGCCTGATGGTGGAGCCTGACTTCATCCAGACCGGCGACATGACATGTCAGATCACCGGCAGGTCAAACGCCAGGGCGCCTGAAGTCACGAGCGAGGAAAAGACATTCCCTGATCAGGACAACACCCTGACACCAGAGCAGCAGGTGATTTTCTTCAAGGAAATCAGGCGCGAAATGCGGTTCATCTTCAAATCTAATGTGGTCGGCGGCAACTACCAGATGGGCCAATGTATCGCCCACCTCGATGTCGGCGACGGGACGGTTTTGTCATGATCGACCCACGCCACATGACGGTTGCTGACTGGACTGACTCAATGACATATAGTCTTGAGAAATATGGTACGATTTCTAGACTGGATGACCCCGAGAAATGGCAGACTTGGGCTTTGGGTGTGGTTTCCTTCTTTACGGTCGGAGCGCAGAATCCCCCAAATCCTATGGAATACACTGACTGGAAAGAATGGGCATTCGCCTTCACCCGCGCTGTAAACCTCCCCGGTGGCTGAGATGATTCATTACCCTGACTATCCCGCTGACTGGACTCCTTTGGCCAATGACGCCGCTGATGCGGCGCATCAGGGTAGCCCCATGAGCATGTTCGCCAAGGGCGGCAGGGCGGGGTGTATGCCCTTTGAGATCAAGATGCCCAAGGAGCACATCGAGAAGATGGCCAAGGGTGGCCTGGCGCAGCAGGCGAAGAATGTCCGAGATGCTGGCGTCGGCGGCGACACCATGGTCATCCACATCAACAAGGACGAATACAAGAAACTCTGCCAAGAGTGGGGTGAGCCGACGATCAACCCC